AGGGGATTGTCCCCTCTGCCCCTCCTTTCTGTTAATCTGGAAGCCAAATAACTGACTCATGATTTAAAAGTATAGTTGAGCGTTCAACTATTTATCAGACTACAGTTCTAGTAGATGCTCTGGTGTTTTCTGCAGAACCAGCAGCGGATCCGCCGTTAGCTCTCTCTGCAGTGAAGTATGAATACTGCCACTCAACTGTAAACTCTTCAATCTGATCGTTGCTATCATAAGCAAGATCAATTTGAGATACGTTAGTTGGGAAGCAATAATGTAACTTGTATGTTCTCAAAGAAGAACCAGAATCCGTGGCATCTTTCTCAAGTTGAGTAACATAGAGATCTGCCATGTATCCAGTATCACCAGAAGTTTGTGGTGTGAATAGAGGAGCAGTGTTACCCTCATGAGTGTTGATCTTATTAGCCCACTCTTCAAAGAATGCACGGAGTTTGAAGTCCTTATCGTTGAAGAAGGTTGCAGACCATGTATCGAAGGTTCTGTCACCTGCGATCTTAACAGTTCTACCTCTAAAGGGAACTTCGATGACACCCAAGTTAGAACCTGGGAGTGCAGCGGACTTACACATTAGAGTTGCAAGTTCTACATCTGATAGATCAGCAGCAAAAGTTGCATCTAGACCTTCGAGAGCACCAGGCATACTGATGTCTACGGAGAACATATTGGGCTTTACACCTTGCCCAATATTCTTTAAGAATGTACTTACGTTTGACGTTGCCATTTTTAGTTTACCTCGTTATGTTTGTATCTAGTATCGATCAACCTCTACCAATAACTTCACTAAATTCAACTCCAGTCTTAGTTGCAGTAACTGTAACTGTAACGAAGTTGATAGAGCGAGTTGGTTTGAGATAGAGTTCGGCAACGAATTCATTCCTGTCGATAACTTCAGGAGTGTTGTTTGAGTCATCACAAACAACTAGATAATCAGTTAGACCTCTACGTGCTTGTACTTCAGCAAGATAAGAAGAAATTGCACTGTTGAATGCAGCACGAGTTGTGGTGTCATTCTGCTCAAAGAGTACGCCTTCTGCCAATCTGCGTGCTCTCTTCTCAACGTTGAGGAAGAGACGACGAACATTAATTCTGTCAAACGCAGAAGGTGATGCAAGTGCAGTCTTGTCACCGAATAGAACAGGACCAGAACCAGGAAGAGAAACGATGGGGTTGATCGCGTTTGTATAGAGATCATCACGTTGTGCTTTGTTAGGATTAAATGCTAACTTAACAACGTTATTGATTGCTCCTCTTGATAGACCAGCAGGTGAGAACCAGTCATCTAAAACTGCCGAAGTGGAAACACATGCACCAGCAACATCACCGTTGCAACCGATATAACGATACTTATCGTTGAAGCGGTCATAAGTGTACTTAATTCCACTGTCCTTAACAACATAAGAACTGGAAGAAATGTTATCGAAGAAGTCGATAGTGTTCTCTAACTGTACTGAAGCAGTTAAAGCAGAACCACCTTGAGTTGCAACTTGATTACCAACGTATGGAGAAAGGAATGCAATACAATCTTTTCTGGAATTTGCAATAGCAGCAACTGCTTGTGCTTTAGAAACTGTATCTGTTTCATCGCTCATGGATCCTCCCATGAGAACGAAGTCAACTTCAGTTTGCTCAGTGTCTAGGAACTCGTCATATGCTGCTTGGATTTCTCCAGTAGTATATGCATAGTCATCAATACCACCAGATAGTTCTCCACCTGCAGTAGGTAGAATTCTTGCAAGAACTTTTGGAGCAGCAACGGTAGCACCATAATCTGCTGCAGTTTGCCCAGCATCTTCACCTGCAGTTGTTTGCTCAGCAGCACCAAGTGCAGCACCAGCATAGATGTAAGCAGAGAACTCATTTACATAGTCCTTCCAATATGTGCTGTTGCCTTCTGGAGACTTACCATCAGTTAGTTTGGAGAGATATGTCATTCTCTCAACAACTGTATTTGTGCTTTCGTCAATTACAGCAACGTGTACTTCGTCGTATGAAAGATAACGCTCAGCGGCATATGCTGAAGTTCCAGGACGTGGAGCAATTGATTTAAAAGTTAAACCAGTTGCACCGATTGCTCTTGCATTCCACATCGAAGCGGTGTATGCAGTAGCAACATCTCCAGTAGCAGGAGTGGGAGCAGCAGTGCCTTGAACAATTCTAAAGTTGTCATTATCAACAACTTCATAAACTTCGTGGTCTACACCAGCATCATCGGTGTATGTTGCACCAACTGTTAGAGAATGACCAGTTTTAGAAATAGTATAATCTGGTCCTCTGTCTACGATAACAACGCGAAGGTTGTTACCATCAGCACCAGCATAACGTGCAGCGAATTTTTCTGAAGTTACACCAGCATCAAATGAATCCTTAGAACCGATGAGAACACCAGTGCCAGATTCTGTTGCGTTTAAAACACCAGTTGCTGCGCGAACAACTGCGAGTTGTCCACCGTAACGGAGAAACTCAGTAGCGACCAACCAATCTGCTGCATTAGCCTCAGCTGGTGCGCCGAAAGTATCTAGTAATTCCCTTTCGGAATTAATTGTTGTAATTTTGCCTACGGGTCCAGTACGGAAAGAAGAAGCAAATGCACCGACGATTGCCTGTGCGCCTACAACTACCGCGTTGGATAAATCACTCTCTCTAATAATAACACCAGGCGAGACTTGACTTGCCATGTTTTTACCTCTTTAGATATCAAATTTATCTGTAAGTATTTAGATTTTTGAATGTTTCAAAGGTGGTGAACAGTGCATGAACTACCAATCTGGATACTCCCAGCGATCTAATATCTTATCTGCCAACCTACTTGCAACTACTCTCATGATAGTGCATTCTTTGCACTCGTAAGCATATGCTGACGGATGACCCTTTTTATTTTTACGTGTTAGATAAAACTCAGATATCAGGTCTTTCTTTACACCGCAAACTCTGCATACCCTTTCTCTGAAAAGAAGGTGTTCCAGACTGAACTGCTCCCCAATATCCATTAGTAGTTCCACATATATCCAACTTCTTCTTGCTTGTCTCCGTATTCCCACAGATTACCATCTGCGTCAAGGAAGGTATCGTCACCCATACCATCGTCAATAAACCCAAAAGGAGCCATGTCTTGCTCAATCTGATTTCTTTGTTCATCATAAATTCTTCTCCTAACATCTTGATCAGTCATCTCTTTAAAATATTCCTGCATGACTAACCATGCAAACAATACCATACACATAACGAGGTCATCATGGTATCCTTCGTCTGCTTCCCATGCTTGTTTCTTCTGCACAAACGTGGTAAGTTCTTGGAAAATCTGGAAGTCATTAAACAATAACTTGTCTTCCTCAATAATTGCTTTGAGGTTAGCGCAACCAATCTTCTTCACGGTCACGCTCATCTTGACACCTAGTTGTGTCTTTGTTCCTGAGAATCCTTGTCCAACGACTTGTCCTGCTCTACCACGCATAGCGCACATAAGCACGTTAGGATATTCCAAGTCGTAGTTAAGAGTAGCAGCAATACTATCGCCAATATCATTTACTTCTACCAAAACATATGGATTATTATATTCTTTGCAGACTTGGAAAATTACAGAGGGAAACAATACAGGTTTAATTTCATTATTTCTGTACTTTGCAACGATCTTATACGGCATCGTGGTGATATCAAACACGATGAAAGCAGAGTAGTCGCCACCGATACCTCTGGCAACGTCAACAGTAACAATATATTCGTGATCTTTTTGCACTCTCTCATACACGTCAAGTCCTGCATTTGATTTAATTGGGTCTGCGAATGGAATATTTTGTAATTTTGCTGGACTAATTAATGTGTCTGCAGAACCGAGAAAGTCACACTCAAATTCTTGTGCAAACTGTCGCGGTGACGTGTTCTTAATTGTTTCTTCTTTCCACTTGCTATCCCTTCCTGGGACCTGTGACCAGTGGACTTCGTTAGTTACATAGTCATTTTTTCCACGCCTTGCATCCTCCCACATTTTGTAGAAGTGGTTCATTCCATTTGGCGTGGAAATGATTATGACTTTCGTTGATTTACCAGACGTAATAGTAGGATAAACAGAGGCAAAGAATTGCTCTGCAACATGGTTTGGAACGAACGCAAATTCATCGAGGAAGAGG